CCGGTAGGCTGCCCAGGATCCAGCCAGGCCGACGATCACCGGGCTCATTGCCGTCAGCATGTCGGTGACCAGGACACCGGCCGTGACAAGCCCGGTAAGACCGAGCTTGAGGCCATCGGCGCCGCCCATCATCCGCTGTACGCTGCCTAGGACGTTGGCGAGCGCGCCCCCCGCGAGCTGGGCCAGGTTCGCGATCAGGCTGGCCACCACGGGCATGATGCCCTGGAGCACCTCGGCGGCCTTTTGCGCGGCAGGGATGAATGCCGTGCCGACTTGGACGCGCAGGTTGGACCAGGTCGCGCTCAGCTGCGCCATGATCGTCCGCAGGCCGCCCGAGCTGGTACCGTAGGTCTCGATGAAGCCCTCGCCCTGCTTGATCACGGCATTGAGGATCGCGGCCTTCTTTTCCTGGTCCGTCAGGGCATCGGCACTCTTGCCGATCGATGCGGCGTAGTCGGCGTTGGCCTTGCTGGCGTTGATCGAGAGGCCCAAGTTGTCGAGGATCATCGGGGAGGAGCGCGAGACGCCGGTGATGATCGAGTCGAACATGAACTGCATGTCCTGCCCGGTCGCCCGCGCGCTCGCCTGGGCTGTCTGGAGCAGCTTTTCCATGCCGGGTCCGAGACCGCCGACCGATGCAAAGGCATCCTTGCCGATGAGCATCGACGCTTGGGTCGTCTTGCTCATCAGGTCGACGTCCGAGATCATTCCGTTGGCAGAGACACGCAGTCCTTCGAGAACCCGCCGAGCGTTCTCGCCAGCCACGCTCATGCCGCGACCGAAGCTGTCCGTGATCGACGCTGCGCTGGCAGCCTTGGTCACCAGGTCCCCGAGGCTGCCGGTCACCGAGTCAAAGACGCCCTTGATGGCCGAGATACCCATGCTGGCCATACCGATGCGGCCGAGCCGGTCGAGCCAGCTCTCCGTCGCCTCGGCAGCTTCCTGGGTCTTTGGGGTCAGCTGGCTGATTTCGTCCTTCAGCCGAACCAGGTGGGCCGGAGCCTCCTGGCCCATGGCGCGGTACTTGGCGAGCGCCTCATCGACGGCCCGCGAGGCCGTGCGGAGTTCGGTCTCGGTGAGCTTTGACGCTCCGCCGATCTTCTGCACGCCCTGCGCGATGTCGTCGGCTGCCTTGAAGGAGCCCAGGCCAGAGAAGTCGAGGGCCTTGCGTGCCCGCTCTGCCGCGGGCACGATCTTCTCGACGGCCGGCGCCACCTTCTCGGCGGTCTCGATCACCTTTTCCAGGCCACCACCACCGCTGGATGCGCCGAAGTCGAGGGCCTTCTGCAGCAAGGGGCCGAGCTGCTCGAGCCGGGCCTGCACCCGGTCGAGAAACTCGGTGTTTGCTTCCCCTGTGATGCGGATGGAGATCTCGGCGGACACGGTCGTTTATCCCCTTCCCTTGGACTTGGCTCTACTTCTTCGGCTTCGTCTCGGCCTCGGCCCATGCGAGCCACTCGTCTACAAGCTGCACCCCGAGCGGACTCAGCTCGTCGAGATCTCGGAGGGAGATTCCGACGGTGAGGCTTCCAAGACGATTGGCTCGGGTGAGCTGGTTCCACGCTTCTCCGGCGGATCCGTCGACGGGCTCTCCGTCGACTCGGAAGCCGTCTCGGTAGGGTCCACGAGCTCGACCTTGCGTCCCTTCGCGCCCTTCTCATGTTCGGTCACGATCTTGGTGATGACGACCGAGATCTCGTTCCCGAGATCTTTGAGTGCCTCGATATCGGGGCGAATCGGGCTACCGCCGTTGGTCGTAAAGGACCAGCCGGTGATCCAGAGGTCGAGTCGGCGGGCTTCCATCTCGGCGCCATCGAGCGGGATGCCGCCGTCGCCGCGGAGATAGGTCACGAAGCCGGACTCGAGCGTGTTCCACTCGCCGGCTGAAAGTTCGGTACGCAGGTCCAGGAAGTGAGGCTCCGTCTCACCGGATTCCGGGTCTCGGATCGTGAAGTGCTTGCGGGTTGTCGCTTCCTTGCTGACAAAGAGCTTGATGCCCACCATGGGTCTCCTTTGAGGTGGCCCCTCATCCCGACCCGTGCCCCCGACCCCCCGAGGAGGAGACCCGGGGGTCGGGGGCAGGGCCGAAACCGAGGGGGAGGATGGGTTCGGGTTGGTTTAGCTGACGACGCCGGTCGGCTCGGTGCCGGTGAAGGTCGGCGCGCTGTGCGGCGCCAACGTCGCGGTGAACCGCGTCTGCCCCTTCTGCTGCGGCTCGGGCAGGTAGTCCATGATGATCACGGAGACGATCATCCAGGTCGTGCCGCCGTCGTAGCTCTCGGCCACCTTGGCCGCCACGCCGATGTTCGCGCCGTCGTTGTTGAAGAGGGCATCGGGGCCCGAGGTGGCCGTGTCGTCGTAGAGGCCTGACAGCGAGATGTCGCCGTCCCACTCCTTGGTGCCGACAGGGACCTTCTCGGTCCAGATGGCGCCCTTGGGGTGGAACTCTTCGATCATGGCCTTCAGCTTGGCCATGCTCTGATCGTCGACGTAGGCCGAGATGTCGTACCAGTTGCCGCCGACGATCCCGAACTTGAGGGTCAGGTCCTTCCATCCGTATCGAGACATGGGTTGGGTTCTCCTTTAGCTACGCTTGAAGGCCACGAGGATCTTCGCGGTTGCGGAGCCGCCAGGCGTGCCGGTGTAGTCCCACCAGGCGGTGAGGTAACGGTCGACCGTGCCGGCCACCGTCTTGATCTGGCCCGAGCGCGCGCCCGAGACATCGTCGAAGTCCACCAGGTCGACGTAGGTAATGTCGTCGCTGGAGTCCTGGAGTCGGACGTCCAGCGCCGTGCCGCCGTCCAGGTCCAAATCGGCAACCTGCAGCAGCGCGACGCCACCGTTAGCGCTGGAGGCTGCGTTGTCCAGCGGGCTGCCGGTCGTGTCGCCGTCGGCGGTCACGATCTGCTTGGGGGCGACCAGGCGCAGTTGGTGCAGCTCTCCATCCGGATCGAAGGTGACCCGAAGCTTGGTCGAGCCGTCCTTGTCCGGCTCGTGGCCGTAGTCGATCTGGTGCGAGTTGAAGCCCCAGACCTTCTTGCCCAGCGCGCCGCCCTGTATGCCAATGGCGACAACCGCATCGGTGAGATGCGCCGCCGTGACAAAGGCGTCCTCCGATCCGTCGACCGCGTCGTCCATGGGAACGAGCAGGGTGACGGTGCCGTCGGTGGTGTTGCGGCCGGCGTAGCTCTTCTCGGTCCATTCCTCGCCGGCCGCCGGCAATTCTTCAACCACGGCCACCAGCTTCGGAAGCTCGACCTCTAGGGTCTTCATCACCTGCACGTCGTAGCCGGAGACGAAGATGTCGCTGATGTCCTTCCAGCCGTATCGGGCCATGATCAGTCCTCCTCGTCGGTGAGCGGATCACCGAAGGTTGGCCCGACCGGATCGATCTCCGGCTCGGCCGGAGCTTCGCCGACGGGGGTCACATCTTCGCCGAGTCTCTCGATCGCACCTCGAGCCAGCAGGTCCTCGATCGAACACTCGGGAATGTCATCGACGATCTCGCCGGCCGCGACTCGCTTGATGCCGCGCTCCTCGAGGGGCACGTGATCGCCGTTTCGGATCCGTGCCACGACGGCCGGATCGGAGGGGTAGGTCAGGCCGATCAGCACCTCGTAGGCGCCGGTAGGCGCGTTGTGGGTTCGGGCCGGTGCGCGGTTCTGCGGCTCGCGCTGCTTCGTCTTCTGGCTCTTGGCCATCACAGCGTCTCCAGTTGTTGGACCCCGATCACCAGCCGGGCGTCGGCCAGGTACTCGCCGTCGCTCGATGCGTAGGTGAGCCCGTAGATGAATCGAGGCGCGATGCCGCCGGTGCCCCAGTCGAGGGGCTCGCCGGCGACGTGGTAGGTCGGATCCGAGCGGTCGTGCATCTCCTGCAACATCTCAAAGACCGCCAGGATGTAGCGCATGGCCAGGCGCTTGGCCGTCTCGGCCGAGGATCGGTCCGAGCGGCCGGAGTCGTAGGCCAGGACCGCGAATTCAAAGCGGTAGTTGCCGTCGAGGGCGGCGTTGCCCTTCATCGGCTCGATGTCGGTTGAGTCCGGCATGACGTAGAGCACCGGGAAGTCCTGCTCGCTCTCCCGATCGGGCTCGGAGAGGCGGATGGCCTTGAAGGGCTCCAGGGTCAGCGCGACGCTCCAGGGCCGGGCCGCGACGTCCGTCAGCTTGGCCGCGGCCTTGGCCTGGATGTAGGCGATCGTCGTGTCAGCGATGGCTTCCGCGCCCAAGAGGCTCATGCCGCACCCCCATTGAAGAGGCCGAGCAGATGCTTCTCGCCGATCTGAGCCCAGCGCTTTTCGTCTTCAGCTGTGACGCCTATCAGATTGCGGGCCGGCACGCCGCGGATCCGAAGGAAGAACGGGCTTGGGATCCACATCTCGGACGACGAGCCGTAGTGGTGCACCTGGGCTCGGAGCAGGCTGGAGCCGAGCACGAGCTCGCGGTCGGAGACCTTGCGCACCTGGCCGGCCGCGCCGCGCCGGGTGAAGCTCTCGCGCAGGCCGCCCTCCAGGTGCATCACCCGCCGCTCGCCGTATTCCTTGGCCTTGATGGCCGCATAGACGGGGCTGTTGGGCTGCCAGCGCTCGCCGGCGCGGGCACCCTGGCTGTCGAAGTGCGCGTTCTGGATGCGGTAGAAGTCCGCTTCGAGCTTCTCCCAGAGCGGGCGAAAGTCGCGCAGGCCCCCGCGCAGATCGCGCATCGAGCGCAGCACGCTGTCCAGCCCGGTGACGGTGGCGGTGAAAGAGACTGTCATCTAGAAGACCCTCCCGCGCGAGAAGGCGGCCACGTGCTCGCCCGGCTCGCGTGTCGAGAGGCTTGAGGGCAGAGCGCCAGAGGACTCGTTGAGCTCCGTTGGGACGAATCGCCCGGAGCGGATCTCGTCGATGCCCTTCTGGTAGCGTCGCTCGTAGACCGCCCAGGCACCCTCGGAGTTGGGGCCGGAGGGGCTCTGGTATAGGGCCTTGAGCGTCGTTGCCGCGGCGCCCTCGGTGGCCAGCTTCTCCACCCAACGCAGGAGGTAATCCGGCGCGGTGATCGGCACGGCAAAGCCGCGCGATGCGAAGGCGGTGTCGATCTCGGCCGACACGTCCTCCAGGAACTCGTCGACGTCGACGGTTTCCAGGGGACGGCCGGCGCCGACCTGCGCCTTGGTCATCAGCTTCTCGACGCGCGCCGAGGTGGAGTAGGCGGCCATCCGAGGGCTCCCCGATTGCCTTAGTTGGTGACCAGGATCGACAGGCGCGGGTCGGCGTAGCCGCGGCCGTAGCGACCGTAGGTCGAGTACTTGGCCACGCGCTCTTCGCGCCACTCGTAGCTGTCCACCGAGATCGTGCCCTCCAGATGCGGGGCCTCGCGGTCGGTCATCAGGAAGGGCCGGCGCGTGCCGGCGATGTGGTGCAGCTGCCAGTTGTCGGCGTCGGTGGCTTCCGGGTTGACCACCACGGTGTAGCGGCCGGCCGTGAAGATGGGCTCGCCGGGCATGGCGACCGTGCGCGTGCCGGCATCCTGGTCGTTGAGCACGGCCAGGGCCTCGAACCAGTTTTGGAAGAGGTCGATGGAGCAGGAGATGAGGTTGCCCATCCGCTTGATCTTGCGGCCCTTGTCGGTCTCGAAACCGAACATGCGGATCTGGCACTTGTTGAGGTCAGCCAGCAGGTTGGCCGGCGTGGTACCGGCACCGGGCACGATATTGTCGACTACCGCGCCCTTGCCGAAGCTGCGGCCACCGCCACTGGCGAGGTAGAAGGCCTTGCCGTCGTAGGCCAGGCCGTTGAGCTCGATGAGCTGCCAGATGTACTCGCCGGGATGTTCGGCGGCCGCCTCGGCCATCTCGCCGGGCTTGCCGCCGTAGAGCTGGTAGCGGTCATCCGAAAAGGCCTCGCGCTCGATCATCCAACCGGCCTGGAAGACGCGGTTGGAGACCTCGACGAGGTACTGACGGATGTCCTCATAGTCGAGCGTGCCTTCGGTGGTGTCCTGCACCCGCGGCGCGGCGCCGGAGAAGGGCACGGCCTCCTTGAGGCTGGTGGAGGGCACGCGCAGCACCAGGTCCTTCCAGGTCTGGCCTTCGAGCGCCTGGTTGTACTCGCTCCCGAAGCGCCGCTGGTAGACGGTGAGCAGGGTGGTCAGGGTATCGCTGGTGACGTTCATGGTGGATTAGCCTCCGTATCCGCCGAGGGGGATGAAGACGATCACCTCGGACGCGCTGACAAGCTCCTGCACCACGCCGACGTTGCGGTCGTTGGTGGTCGTGGCCGGCAGGGCGACGGTCTGGTCATCGACGGCGCAGACGGTGCGCCCGACCCAGGCCTGGGTGGCGCTTGAGCATTTCAGGTTCACCGAGATGCCGGACTGGACGCGGGCCTTGAGGTCGCCGCTGGAGCCGGCCGAGTTGTCGTACTTCTCGGTGGAGACGCCTTGCGCATGCGAGAGCGCGGCGGTGTCGCCGATGGGCACCAGGAAGCCGTTTGCGTCCACGGCCACCACGGCGCCCTTGTAGATGATGTCGCTGCCGACGACCTTGAAGCCGCGGATGCTTCCCTCGCGTTGGCGAAGGTCGCTTCGATCTGCCGCGAGTGCGGTCATGGTTTACTCCTTGCTTTCGTCTTCGGCGCCGGCCGACTTCTTGGCAGCCGGCTTGGACTTGGCCGAGCCGATGTCCAGGCCGAGGTCTTCGAGGATGCCGGGCAGCTGGGTCGAGAGGCTGGCGACCACGCCCGGGCCGTAGCCGGCCTCGAGCATGGCCGGCTCGATGTCCGTGCCATCGCGGAGCAGCGTGGCCAGGCGCGTCTGGCGAGCGGTGGCTTTGCCGCGACCCGGACTGGGTTGGCGATTGTTGGTCTGGGAGCTTCGTCCGCGAGCCATGGGGTCAAGCCTCGATCGCGATGCCGAGGCGCTCGGCCTTGGCCTTGCGGAACTCGTCGAAGTCCATCCCGTGCTCGCGGCAGATCCGGCGCTCCTCGTCGGAGAGCTCGATGGATGAGAGCGGGCCGGCCTTGGCGGTGCCACGCTCGGCGAGCCGCACGCGGCCGATGCTGGAAAGCACCGCCTCGTAGTCCTCGGCTTCGCCGCTTGCGGCCATCTTGATGAGGTGCGGCCGCATCCGATCGCGCACCGAGGGTGGGATGACACCCTGGTCGTTGTCGGAGAGGTCCAGCGCCACCCGCTGCTCGGCCTCGCGTGTAGCGACCCGGCTCTCGAGTTCGGCCACGCGCTTGAGGGCTTCGACCTCGCCTGCGCTCATCTGGATCGCGGCCGGCTGGGCCGGGGGCGCGGTGCCGGTGAGGGCGGTGCGCAGGCCGTCCAGGGCCGCGACGGCCGCGGTGATGTCGAAGCTGGGACCGGTGGAGTGGGGTGGATCCGCGGGTGGGGTTGCCGGGGCGGGATCCTGCGCTGGGTCGGCGGGCGGATCGTCGGCGGGCGGCTGCTCGGCCGCGTTGGCCGCAAGCTCCAGCATGCGGGCCTGGGCCTGCTCCTCGGTGGCGTCCTCGGGCAGGCCGAGCGTCTCGAGCAGCTCCTTCGAAAGGGTGATCTTCATCGTATCGCCTCCATCGGGAGTCGTGCCGCGCGCAGGCGGCTGCGGATCGGGGTCGTCGCCCGGGAGGTCCTCCGGGGTGCCGGGCTCGCCGGCGGCCATGCGAATGGCGAGCGAGGGACAGTCCCCGCTCGATGCGTACAGCTTCGCGAAGTCGTTTAGTCCGCCGATAGCGGCCGGCGTTTCGCCGAGCAGCGCCACGGCGCGAAGCACCAGGGGGTAGCGACGGCCGGCGATTTCGCGGTCGCTGTCGATCTCGACGGAGCGATCCGCCCAGGCGCCGGCCTCAATCATGTCGGCCAGACGGGCGGGCACGCTGAGGAAGTCGGCGAAGAGGGAGGTGCCACGCTGGCGAAGGTTGGCGATCCAGCCGGCTGCGGGCCGGCCGTCCTCGCGTTCGAGGCCGCCGAGGAAGCCGGTGAGGAGGCGCTGGGCCTCGTTGTGGCCGAGCTTGATGCGGGGCACGAAGTTGGACTTCGTGGCTTCGTGCGTTGCGAGCAGAGCATCGAGATCCGCCTGCGTGACCGTGATGGGCCCGGTTTGGGCTTGCCAGCGGCCGAGGCGCAGGATCTCGACGTATGGAATGTCGCGGGTACTGAGGTTGGACATGCGGCGGCGGTCCTTAACGCGAAAAGCCCGCTCCCCATCGGGTGCGGGCGGGCCGCGTTCCGATGTGTAGCGGGCTTGGTCCTTGCGGAGATGAGCCTATATTGTAACTGAGGTCAGTTTACCACACTCTAGGTTGGGGTACAATCGCGTTGCTGGGTCCGGAGCGTCTCCGCTTACCAGCCGTACATGTTTACCGTCAACCGGAGATCGGCGAAGCCGCAACAATCGATGGTGCACCGTTGGTTGATCGCTGCAGTCTGATCAAGAAGTCCAGAACTGGCA